CGTTGAAGTTATATCAACTGCACGTTGAGCATTAAGGATAGCAATTAGAGTTGTCTCTGAACCATTATATCCAGATAAGCTTGAGCCAGCCAAACTAATACCTGCAGTACCAGCTATGACACCGATATCACTATGGTTTTTATTAACCGCTTCACGCAATGTATCATAAGTTCCAGCCGCATCCCATAAAGCTTCAGTACCGATGATAGCATCTATCGCTTCTGTTCTTGTCTCGTGATCTTGTAAGGCAGCAACAATCGTCGTTGCACCTGCCGCAGCTTCAGTTAAGTTAGTTAAGTCACCAACAGCAGTTCCTACCTCATTGGTCTTGACTCTCCATTCCTCAAATGTGTTTGCTGTTGTTACGTTTACTATGGCCATATTATCTCTCTATTAGTTGTTTTAACATATCTTTAATTTCAGATACATCCTGTTCTACTTTATTTAATCTCTCTTGCTCTTGTGCAATCCTAGCGCGGTTAACAGAATATTCTTTGCCTCCGCTTGCTATATTTATAACAGCACCTGAGTTTGTGTCTCTTACTAAACCTGTATATCCTTGTACTGGTATTTTCATTATGCTCTCAATGCTATAGCACGAAGATCTTGACACATTGGAACACTACTTGTACTTCCAGATCTCATTACAATCTTAATTGCAAATATAGTAAATTGTGAAGCAGGAGTAATACTGTATTGTGTCTCATCATATGTAGTACCATCTGAGTATGCAACCTGACCATTATTAGTAGTAGGTGTTGCTGCTACCCAAGATACAGCATCAAATGTTCCTGCTGTATTACCAGTCTTATGATATACATCAACAAATGATCCGTTAGGTCTATTGATATCTAAATATATCTTAATACCATCCGAACTATCATTTAATTGAATTGTCTTTGTTACATATTTCGCTAAGTTAGATCCCTTACTTGCATCTGTCTCAGCAACAACAGAACTGTTATCAATCCTATTTGATATAGTAATCAATGAACATCTTTCCATATCAATCACTGGCGATAGGTAATCATTAGTTGTAATAAATGCACCATCTAATTGTACAGTATGAGTTGCACCAGATTTAATAACCTTAGGTGTTAACGGTGTATAATCTTCATTTGCAAGTATTGCCGCAGCAGTTGATCCGATAGTTGTAGCATTACCTTGCTCAGTATCTTTAATTGTCCATGATTGAGCTGTGTTAGGTAATATAATATTTTGAATAACCGAACGTGTAGTATTCCAAGATAGATGCTGAGTTGCTTGACATGTAGTACCACCACCATTACCAGCAGTAATTGCACTTGCGTGACCGGCACCAGCTACTGTGATAGTATAACTATCTCTTTCAACAGCAGTAATCGTATGTGTTATATTTAATTCAGCTGCAAGATAACCATTAGTATCTACAAATCCAGCAAACGTTACCGTATCAGCTGCAGCCATACCATGATCTCTATGAGCAACAGTTAATACGTTAGTTGCAGATGCAGTTGATACAACTGTTGTTAATGGATTAGCTTGTAGTTGTCTTGAAGGTAATGCAGCATTTCTAAGTACACAATTCTTTGTACTATCCTTTGTAAATACCGCTCTCTTCAATACAAATGTTAAGTCTTTATTCTGATCTGCTGTCCATGTTGAAGCGTTCTGTGATTTAAATAATACACCAGCATAAGGCTGTTGTGATATTCTATTACCACCTTGATCTTCATCACCGATCTGAGCATAACGTACATTATATTTATTTGAGTTAGACATAATAACAATTGCATATTCAACACCGTCTTGTAAGAATACAGGGGATGGGAATGTAAATGTAGTTGCAACAGATGTACTAACAGAACCTGGATTAAGTACAACCTCAGAGAATGGAATAATCTCTTGAGTTGGGAATCCATTTGACATTTTACGTATTGATACATCTACAGGTATCGCAGCATCTTTAGAAGTAAAGTAAAGATCTACCGAAGTAACAAATGCAGATTGATCAAGTAATATAGATTGAGCTAATGGATCATGCCAATTTATTCTTTGTCTTCCCACTACTCTTGAATCTCCACGAGTCTCATCCACAGCTAACCTTTGAATAACAGGAGTTCTTGTTGAAATAATAACATTCTCTCTTGTTTCAATTAAGCCCGCAGCATTATAATTTGCTGTAGCTGAAGTTGTTGTTACTTCATCATCATTAGCAGATGATTGAGTTAGTTTAAATTCTTTTTGTCCTGTAGGGAAATTAAGTGCACTGTTATTTGGTATTAAGAATGTACCACTCACTGCACCATTAGCATCAGTTGTTAATGTAGTAGCTCCTGCTGGGTGAACAGTAACAGTATTCACACCAACTAAAGGTGTATATGATGATGCTGTAGTAGAAACAAAGTTAGCCACAGAAGTTCCATCAAAGAATGCAAATACTTGAGTCGCTGGTTTCAGCTTTGTAGCAGAGAATGCAACTAGTCTTGTTCTCATGAATGGAACAAAGTTAACTTCTACTATACGATCACCTGTACTAAACCTAGATGTTTGTACTGTTATACTTTGTTGAACACCTGTACGTCTTGCATTACCAGTTTCAGTTTGTATTCTAAAATTACCTGATCGACTCCAAGAAGATTGTCCAGTCCAGTTAGTTGACCAATCACCCCATACAGTACCTACCTGAGGCTGAAGGTTTGCCATCATCGCATCGAACTCACCATCGTTATTGATTACAACCTCTGGTCTTCTATCAATATCTCTCCACTCATCAGTAGAAGGAGTAAGTGACATTGAACCAGTCCAGTTGAATACATCATAAGGGTTAACATTAATTTGCCCTGAGTATTGTGTTTGTGATATAATATTACTTGACGTATACGGCAATGTAACTAAGTCACCAGTTTTCTGTGTTGTAGATGATGCATGATAATCTAATGAAGCATTACCAGATGCAAATCCAGGTCGTAGTATACGGTTCTGAATATCTACCGCAGCTTTATATTCGACAGATGAAGAATTAGACATCCTTGTATTTGTAAATGCATCCACTAAGAAGCCTGACTTCCACCGTGGGTCATTTGAACCATCTAAAATTTGTTTGTTTTGTGCTTCAGCTTCTAAGAATGATAGTACTGAATAGTATTCTATTTGACTTATTCTCTTATCGATACGACCGATATCACGCATTGTGTATCTACGTTGGTCAATAAAGTCTACAGTAACCTCATCAGGAGTTAATGTATATGCAGGAATGCTTAATGTATATAGATGCATTGAATTACTTGGAATTTCAGGTGGTTCAGGATAACGTGATGGAACACCTTCAGCAATACCAAATACGCCGTTTGAATCTAAATAAACTTTATCTATTCTCGGCAAGTAGAACTGTATATCAGTTTCGAACTGAGTAAATCTTGAAGGAGCAACTGATACAACAGCACCTGTTCCAGTAAAGTTACCACCAGAATCATCTTGACGTGGTCTAAAGTCAACAGCTGATCTTAATTCTATACCACTAATTTTAGGAATCTTATCATAATCGATTTGACCAGTGTATGAATCAACCGTAAAGAAGTCACCAGCAGTAGAATGTGTAAAGAACTTAAATGTAGCAGTAAGTGCGGCCGTTGCAGTATAGTTTGATGTGCTCTTTAATGTTATATGACCAACACCATAGAAATCATCTCTTTGACCATTATCTAAATCAAAATGAGTAGTAACATCAGCACCACCAGAAGTCTCAACAACCGATACTAGCTCATGTACATCTGCCTTTTGAAGAGAGTTAGCCGATGCAACAACACTATAATCTGTTCCTGCGTTAAATGCAACAGCAGTATTTCCACTTAATGTTTTAGTCTTATGATTTGCAGTTCTTATAAATGGTGCAATCAATCTTAGTGTGTCATTATTTTGTGCTGTTAATCCAGTTATCGTTGCTGTCTGTGAAGCATTAGTAATTGCAATGTTTCCAACAGTAACTATTTCACCACCAGATGTTGAGTCAGTATCGTTAATAATAATCCAGTTTGTGTTGTTACCTTTTGTACCAAACACTTCATTAGCAACAGTAGTTGTAAATGATACTGAACCACCGGTTACAACACCACTCGCAGCAATAATTCTATTTGTTTCAAAGCGATAGTTAAAGTCAGGAGTACCACCATCAGTTACACTATCACATGTTTTAATTCTTTCGTATGGTAATTTAAATATTAAACTATCTTGACCAATGTTATAGTCTGTGCCAGCAACTGTACCAGCGATAGTTGCAGCAAAAGTAGTACCAGGAGTTGTAGCATCTTTATCATCTAGAGTTGCAGCACCAGTCATTGTACCAGTGAAATCGAATATGTGTATTCTATATCTTGATGCATCAGTGTCACCATTACCACTTACACGTTCGATTGATCTTGCTCTCGCAGTACCAATTGATGTACCACCTGAATTTTCAATATCAAACCTACCGAATGTAGTTATGTCTGGAGTACCTACTAAGTGTGTTACTTCAATAAAATTGTTATGGCTAATCTCTGTTACTTTATCTGTAACCTTCTCTGTTGTCCTTGCTTTATCAAAATGTACATTAGTTGTGGCTAGTGTTTGTATTTCATAACCTCTTACATAAGCTTTCGAAGGCTCAACACCAATAGTTAATTTAGTAGCATCAGATGCATGTGATTTAACAAGAGCTTTAAATGGATTAACATAGTAGTTACCTGATTCGTCAAATGTTCTACGAGCTAACTCATCTGCTAAGTTATTATAATCTGCAGTTCTTGCATTCTTTGTAATGATACCATTCTCTAATCGAGCAATAAGAACAAAGTTACCAGTCGCAGCGTTAACTGCTTGAGATGATAGTGTAGCTGTAATAGAATAACGATGAGCACCTGGAGCTGATTCGTTAGGTGTACCTGTAGCATTATCATTTAATGATGCATCTGAACCAGAAGCTGTAATACCTTCAGTAACTAATAGACCAATATCAAATGATGCATCCTTAGTATATTTAGTTAATACAATTGTTTTAGCTTTAGCAACAACAAAGTGTTTCTTAATATAATAGATGCCATCTTCTAGTGCAACTATAGAACCAAAACCTGTAGCATCGGCAGCTTTAACTTCTGCTGACTTTTGAGCACCATCTGTTATCGTTGCATTATCTGCAAAGACTGCACCCGATATGTACTTAACGAATAGAGTAATAGGATCAGAATTTTCAGCGAGTACTGCATGAACAACACGAGCTGTGTTAGTACCATCAGTAAACTCAGTACCAATTAATTCAGCAACCGTATCAGCATATGAATTAACTGAATCTAATTTAACATAGTCAATTTTATTATGTAAGTGAACTGCGCCGGGTACAACAACTGAACCATCTTTAAATGTATGGTCACCATGAGATGACACTTGATTCTGTAATGTTGTTTGTAACTGGGTTAACTCTCTTGCTTGTATAGCCTTACCGGGTCTGAATAATATTCTCTGATATTTTTCTTTAGGACTAAGTCCATCCGCTCCTGCGGTTTCGAAGTCATCCCAATACGGTGTTACGTTAAATGAAATTGCCATTGTTCTATCCTATTTAAAATGCGATTACTAATCTTACTGTTTCTACTTGTCCTGACGCTCTTGTTGTAGCTGTTCTATTCTCAATAAACATTACATCACCTGAATGATGGTTAACTAAAGGAGCAGTAACTGCCGTGACATCTGTACCTGCAACTGATGTACCATCCACACGAACTTTATCTGAAGTCGTGAATGGAATGAAGCCAGTAGATTCGTTTTGAATATAAGACACCACACCACCTGTATGTTCAACTACCATAGCATGAGCACCTGTGACAGTACCTTCCATAATTTGATCTACAGTGAATGCATTTCCAGCCACTGTTAATTTTTTAGTAGTGTCATATGCACTTGCTTCTGCAACTTGTGCAATAGTACCTGTACTCGAACCAGCTAGTGTAACAGCGAGGGCCTTGAATACTTCACCAACAACTGGATTACCGGATGTTGAACCTACCGTTGCCCAATTAGCATCTGTAGTATTACCTATTGTTAATATCTTATAAAAATTACCTATCACCATTGAAGCAGCAGCTGAAACTGTTGCTGATTCAGTAGCCTTTTCAATAGGGTTCTTCAATAGTGCTATTTGTCTAAAGTCGTTAGCATCAATAATTGAACCTGATTCATCACCAGTAAATACTGTATTGATACATACATAGTGTGAGCGAAGATCATTTGTAGCATCTGCACCATATCCACCGGTCGGACCGATGACTGGTCTTACCGCACCATTTGCACCACCCGATGTACTTAGTGTAACAGTAGCATGAGTATATCCTGTGCCTGGAGCTGTCATTGTGATACCTGTAATAACACCTGATGTAAGAGTTGTTGTAGCAGTAGCACCTGATCCATTACCTGTAATCGTTACTGTAGGTGCTGAAGTATAACCTGAACCACCATTTGTAATCTTCATATTATAGATCGCACCATCAATAGCATTGTTCTGAACACTCCATTGATTTGTTAGTGCAGTATCAGCACCACCTGGAGGTACTTCTTTGATATGTCTTACCGGTATAAATGATGTTGTTAAGAATTTAGTTACATCAGCTGTTGGGATTGTATACATGTATTTCCATATATAACCATCTGATCCACTATGATTAATAACACCTGATGTACTTAAAGCTGTATTATCTGGGTTAGTTGAACTTGCTCCTGATCCTGCTTTCAAACACATATATACATTATTATTTGCAGAGACAACAAAATATACTTTGCTCTCTATGTTTGTATCTTGATCATCATATTCTACATATGTAGTACCTGAAACCCATAGGTTTCTTGGGGAACAATGAATAATATCTGCAGCATCAACTCTCTTCATGGCAAACATATTTTCCCATAAAGTGTGTGACGCGTAGTCATTTTCGTATGGGGTCATCGGAACTGCGTCGTCTGTCCATGCGTTTGGCCTTCCCAGTGCCATATAGAATTGATTATCACTTAGACTATTTACGAACTTATTCGTTGTATCCAGTCTGAATTTACTTGTGATTATTGCTGCCATTTTATTTCCTCTTTTATGTTATAACGAGTGAGTTGTTTCCACCCATACCGAATTGTGTACTTATATTGTTATTTATACTATCCTGAAGTGTCCAATGAGCTAAATCTGAGTTCGGACCTAAATATCTGAACTTCATATTATCCCAATGATTTTGCATACCTATCTTCTTAAATTGTGAACTACCATTTGTAAAGTGAGTATACGATTTCTCTAATATGTGACTATTAAATGTTGCTGGTCCAACTTGGAATGCACCAATGTTGAACTGAATTAAACCAGCTGTAGGTAAGTTACCCCACTGTGCTTGATTATTTCCTGATGTAAGTAGCTTCACTAGAATAGCTATCTCACCAAAGAACTTAAATCCTGCTGGGTGAATCAATCTTGTAAATGCATTCTTCCAATCAGATACATTCTTACCAGTTCTTAATACATATGAGAACTGTTGATAGTAATAAGAGTCTTGTACAAACTTTTTATCAGATAAGAAACCATCTGCCGTAGTAAACAAACCTTTAGGATATGTTGTTACAACATCACCATTTGTTAATGCACTGGTAAATGTTAACCTGTAATAAGTTACT